TACCAAAGATAGTGGTAATCAGGCTGATATAACATGGCAGGAGGGTACAACGATATTCGTGGCCGATGACGTATTATCATCCGTTGAGAATGCTATAAAGGCTAGCTATAAGCGTACCAAGAATGTGGCCAGGATACTCAACTCAATAAGGACAACAGTGTTGACAGTATTAGAAAATAAACAGGGACTTGAGATAATAGAGAATTTCGATCCCAAGTCTGTCACCGTAATAAAGGACCCATCGAATATATATGGTGCGATTGTGGATTATGCCATAGACGTAGTAACACCATTATATACGATAACAATTAAACAGCATATGACGCTGTAATCGAAGGAGGTAGATCAATATGGCAGCACCCGGTGTAAAAATAATGACCAGCGATGACATCTTCTTCGAAATAGATGGTAAGAAGATAGCTGGTGTCGAGTCGTATAGTACAAAATATACAAATGATGTTAAGTTACATGACTCATTCGGGCAGACGACCCCAATAGGGTACTCGAACGGATCGAGGAAATATTCCGTAGAACTGAGTAGGATATACCTGGAGGATACTGCGATAAACGATGGAATAGACTTTTACAGCCTTGCGAATTTCGATTGGAACTTTGTAGTTGTTAAGGGCGGTAAGAGGACGGTATATAAGACATGTATCATAACCGATATATCTGAGGACGGTGCACTGAAAGATAAAGTTACTGAGAAGATGTCGATAATGGCCCTGGATAGGGTTGTAGAATAGGGAGGAATATCACATGGCTAGTGATAACTTAAATAAACTGAGTAAACTCAGGCAGGGAATACCACCGCACAAGTCGGTGACAATAAATGATGTGGAATTCATGGTGGTATTATTATCATCAGACATACTGCGTAAGATAGAGGAAGATACAAACGAGTATGCATGTAAGCATCCAAATAGGGTAAGTAATCAGGCCAGGGAGCAATATTATGATGATCTGTTAGTATTTCATTGCCTCAGGGACCCAGACGATCCAACATTGCAGACCAAGGTAGCTAGTAATGCATCCGAGATAAGTGAGGTATTTGGCCTAGCTGAGATAAGTATGGTGACGGCTGCATATAGTGAACTTATGATGAATAAGATGCCACATAATATAGAATTGTTGACACAGGAGCAGTTCGATGAACTAAAAAAGTATTTAGAGACGACTCCATTGAAAGATTTAAGTACCGTGTCGCTCGTACATTTAACGAACTTCCATCAAGCTATAACTTCAGGAATATAACGGATGAGCAATGGCTGTGGTTGTATGTGAACATGGCCATAGACAATGATGAGAAGATGGAGCACATGTGTCCTAAATGCCGTGATGAAGTGGTCTCTGACAATAGTTGCACCAGATGTGGTAAGGCTATTAATGATGGCGCCGAAAGCTTTGTAAATCCCAATTTCGATAGGGCAAGATACGATAAGCTATCGCGTGAATAGGCGGTGAACAAATGGGACGTAATAGAATAGAGGTTGACATAATAGCCAACGATAGGTCATCTAGGATATATAATGATGTATCCAGGAGCACCCAGAGTATGGCAAATAAGATAAATAATAGCATAACGTCGATAAACCGTGGATTACGTAATTATAATAATGCCATGTCATCGTTCAATAGGAATACGAAGCTCGCTGTTGCAGGAGCTTCGTATGCTATTTATAGGTTTACGACGGATTCAATAAAGCAGTTTGCCGAGTTTGAGAAACAACATGGTAAGACCATGGGTGCTATGGCAAGTAACTATGAAAAGACCGCACAGGCTCAACGTAAATTCTTCGATGACCAGAATAGGTTAAAGACAGATTCGCTGCGCATGGGTACACTGGGTCCGACTGGCAAGGGTGCGTTATACAATCCACAGCAGGTTGCATATTCACAGACTGCATTGGTGAAGGCGGGTATATCACCGAAGGAGATATCAACAACCACTGCGGTCCCACAGATATTGAAGTTCGCAGGTGGTAATGACCTAGGTATAGAACAGGCTACAGAGTATGCTGTAAATATTGGCCAGCAGTTTAATATACCAATGGCCAAGTGGGGTGATATGCTGGATAAGGTGACGAGGGCAGCTGATATATCAACCATAGATGTACCTGATGTATTTGAATCACTCAAATACACTGGTGGTATAGCTGCTGGATTGAAGAGGCCACTCGAGGAAATACTAGCTATGATAGCAGTAATGGGTAATGCAGGGTTGAGAGGCTCTATGGCAGGTACGGGTATACAAGCATTCTTTACACGCATACTAAGTCCAATAGGTAAGTCTGAGAAGGCACTAGAGACTGCACCCACACCATTCGCCAGACAGGCACTGGAGGCATTCGTAGCATCTACTACCACGGCCAGTGGCAAATTCAAGACAATGTCGGAAGTTACCGAAAATCTCGACACGGTTATGGCTGAATTAAACGACAAAGAACAAGCGTGGTTCGCCCAGAAGCTGTTCGGACTATTTCAAATGAAGGCAGCGTATGCGCTCAAAAACACGGGCGGAGCCAATCTTGAGAACGTAATTAAGGATATAAATAAGAACGCACCAGGCACTAATGATCGCAAATGGGACATAATGTTGGACACATCATGGGGTAAACAGACAGCACTGCGTAATGCGTGGACTGGTATAAAGACTGATGTCGGGTATAGATTATCACCAACTGTGAATGCAATTGCTGATGAGCTATTCCGCGTGATATCAGATAAGGGTAACTATAGGATAGACTTTACGAAACTCAAGAAGTCAATTAAGGATTCCGGCGACATGATAGCCGAGCAGTATGGTAAACAGATGGGTGAGATAGTAAAAAGTACGGGGAATTTATTAGTAGATAGTAGTAGGGCCGCGTATGCTAATGAGCCACTGGGTGAGGGTATAATTGCATCACTTGGCAAGTTACTGAGCGGTGATGTCGGCGGTAGTGTAAAGGAAATGAGTGATGCGATACGTAGGACCAACAAGCGCATAGATGAACTGCCACCGGAGTTGCAGGGTATGGCAAAGCAGGTACGTAATGTAACATTGGCATTGACAACACTGGCTGGTGTAAATATAGCCACCAAATTACTGGAGAATCTGACTACCATATGGAGATACTCATTTGGTAAGTTGATAGCCGCCAACATGAATGTCACAGCAACCACTGTAATACTGCGTGATACCGGTATGTTAAATAAGAATGGACAGCCAATATATAGGCAGGAGACCACCGCAACTGGTGGTACGACTGGTGGAACTGGTGGTACCAGGGGTCCAGCAGGTCCGGTGATAGTGGGCAGTGATGGTAAACCAGTGAAGGGTTCCGGGACCGGTACTGGTGGGACCACGGCTGGTAGCACCATAGTCGACAGAAATGGAAATCCAATACAGTCACCAGCCACTGGTACGAAGCCCAGTATGGGTAGTAAGATTGGTAAGGGACTCGGTATCGCATCGTGGATATACGCGATATCTGAGATGACTGGTATAAATGATAAATTGCTCGACAGTACCAGTGCCAAGGAGGGTACGAAGTCCAGGGAGGTAATAGATAAGGGTAGGAATGTACTGAACTGGGGACTCATGGCCCACTTTGTCGACAGTCTATTATTAAAGGGTGCTGGCACACGTGCCATAGGTGCTGGTGTTAGGGGTCTGGTTGGTGCGGTACCAGGTACGATGGCGGCAACAGGTATGACTGGTATCGGTGGAGCTGCGGCATTGGTAGCACCATTGGGTATAGGTGCGGCTATAATAGCCGACCTGAAAATGAAGCAGGATACAGCTAAGAAGATAGATAAGGATATAGCTACGGCGAAGTCAAAGGGTGATAAATGGATATGGAATGACGCATCGATGTCAGATGCAAGACCATGGTGGAACCCAAATGGTATGTTCATGAAACCCAAGAATCCGATAATAAATCTATCGGAGGATGCCAACATGGATGCCAGGAAATATATAAAAGAAGAGGATGCATACAAGTATAATAATGGGCATCCGATGGTTGGACTGCGTGAGAGAGAACCCAAGAAGGGATTTGCATGGGAGATATTCGGTGACGGTCACGAGAGTAAGGCATACAAGGAATGGGCCAAACGTGATGCCGCCCAACGTGCACAGGATGCGGCTAACGAATCCAGATTCTATAGTGCACAGCAGATATGGAAGGCACAGACTGGTCTGAGGCTGACATATAATGAATTCTCAAAGAATATAGGTTGGTGGCAATCACACAACGGTATAGACCAATCAACTGGCAAGGTTAGACTCGACTATAGCAAGGGGCTTAGCACAATATCAAAGCCTGACGATTATTTTAACAACCTATTTAATAGTGCACAGATATTGTTTGAGAAGAGGATAGGCAAGGAATATACGGCAGATCGGTTCAAGAAGGATAAAGATGTATGGATGAATAGCCCGGATATAGATGCATCTGGTAATATACGTACCGAGGTACAGAGACAGCTGGGTATAGTATCCCAGACAA